GATACATTGGAGCACCGTAGCATCCCTGCGGCTGTCCTTATTCTTGGAAAGTATCAGTATCAGATTGCATTTGTAGCTGACCAAGAAATCAATTTATTAGCCTGTTTAACTGAAATTATGGTAGAGTGTGAATTTAAATAATGTATAAGGTTTTAAAAAATCCAACCACTCAGCAATATCAAATTTTTAGACATCTTATTCTTGGTGGTGAATTTCCTTGGGTTTATGGTAATTCTACTGATACTGATGAGGTTAAAAAGAAAGGGCATGCACATTTGCCCTATATTGGTCACTCCTTTCTTGGCAGACCAGAGCATGTAGGATATACAAACGTTGAATCCCCACATACCGACAGAGCTCTATCGATAATGCGAGAGATAATAGATTATAATAATTTACCATTTTTAAAAAGATATATTTTTCTAAGAGCAGCAACCAATTGTACATATCCAAATCTAGGTATTCAGATATCACAACCTCATGTTGATCATAATATTCCTCATTACAATTTTATTACTTATCTAACAGGTGATGGTGAAACTTTTATTGAAAAAGATTCTGAAATATCATGCTCTATTGATGATAGTGATGTAATATCTCATTCACCAAAACCTCATGACTCAATTCTTTTTTCGGGTAGACATTATATGAAATTACCTACAAGAGATAGAAGAATTATTTTAGTTGCAACCATATTACCAATTGATAATGAAGGTTTAGATACGTTAGGTATACAAGGTTACGCTGAAGATTTCAAACTTTGACAAAATCTAAGTTATTTGCTAAAATAGAAATAATTATATTATTATTGTGAAACCATTGTCTAAATTAAAGCATCAGGTTAAATCAAACAAATATTATTTGTTTTGGGGTGCTTGTACTGTCGCAGTGATGGCAGGACAAATTTATGTTGGTGCAGGTTATCGTGGAATGTCTGAAAGTGTCAGAGACCTCACTGAAGTTATTACAATTCAAATGGAATTTGAAGAATTAAGAAAAAATTATGGCGGTGGGTTTCTCTATTAAATCACTTAAAACACCACTTAGATATCCTGGCGGTAAGTCTCGTGCGTGTAAGAAGCTGGAACCTTACATACCAGACTTGAGAGATTATAATTCTTACTACGAACCTTTTTTAGGTGGTGGTAGTGTTGCAATTCATATTACAAAAAAATATCCTCATCTTCATATTAATGTAAATGATTTATATGAACCTTTGTATAATTTTTGGATACAATTGCAAAGTGATGGAGAAGCATTAGCAGGAGAAATTAAAGATTTAAAATCTACTCATTCATCTCCAGACCTTGCAAGAGGTTTATTCAATGACTCAAAGGATATTATTAATGATGATACAAAGAGTGGATTTGAACGTGCCATTGCTTTTTATATTGTTAATAAATGTAGTTTCAGTGGTCTTACTGAATCCTCATCGTTCTCAGAACAGGCAAGTAACGCTAACTTCTCATTGAGAGGTATTACAAAGTTACCTGCATATTCAGAATTGATTAGTGGTTGGAGAATTACAAATCATAATTATGCAGGTTCAATGAATGAGATATTATTTTTTCATAATCGAAAACACTTCGTATACCTTGACCCACCATATGATATCAAAGATAATCTATATGGGAAAAAAGGTGAAATGCATAAAAAGTTTGATCATGATAACTTTGCATCGCATTGTGAAGGATTTGATGCTAAATTACTTATAAGTTATAACTCAGACCAATTGGTTAAAAAAAGATTCCAAGATTGGAATGTTGCTGAGTTTGACTTAACATATACAATGCGTTCCGTCGGAGAGTATATGAGAGAACAAAAAACAAGAAAAGAACTTTTAATTTTTAATTACAACATCGAGGAACAATTTAATGGACGAGGAACTACAACCAACGGACTTATACGAAGATATGAGGAGATTGAATAGCCTCTATGAAGAATTATGTTGGGAGCATCAGGACATCCTAGAGTTTTATCCCGACTATGATAATAATTGTATTGTTATCAGAAACAAAACTATGGATGATGATCAAATAAACGGATAGTATGTCAGAATTTATTCAACGTCACATCGGACCTTCAGAATCAGAACAACGCAAAATGCTTGTTGATCTTGGTCTATCAACTATAGATGAATTAGTCAGAGAGATTGTGCCTGATTCAATTTTACTTCGTGGTGATAGTAAATTACCAGAGGGTTGTAGTGAGCAAGAGGCACTTACTGAATTAAAAGATATTGCAAAACATAATATTATCAAAAGAAGTTTGATAGGTCAGGGGTATTATGGAACTATCACACCGCCAGTAATTCTTCGTAATGTTTTTGAAAATCCTGCTTGGTATACATCATATACACCTTATCAGGCAGAAATATCACAAGGTAGATTAGAAGCATTATTTAATTATCAAACTTTAATTACAGAACTTACTGGATTACCAGTTGCAAATGCATCATTGTTGGACGAAGGAACTGCAGCAGCAGAGGCTATGTTACTTGCTCATAGTCAAGGTAAGAAAAAAGATTTTATAGTTGATGATAAAATATTCCCACAAACATTGGCAGTATTACAAACAAGAGCAAAACCACTTGGAATTAATATAGTCAAAATTGATTTGGATGCAGAAGCAATACCAATGTCTTTCTTTACTGATGCGTTTGGATTCATTGTTCAACTTCCAAATAATCACGGTAATTTAAAATGTAGAGATGGTGTATTAAGATTAGCAGAGGCTCATAAATGTATGAAGATTGTTATTGTAGATCCATTAGCACAGGTATTAATGCAACCTGTGGGTGAAATGGGTTTTGATATTGCAGTTGGTAGTATGCAAAGGTTTGGTGTGCCAATGGGATTTGGTGGTCCACACGCAGCATTCTTTGCAATAACTGATAAGTATAAGAGAAAAATACCTGGTCGGATTGTAGGACAATCTGTAGATGCTCAAGGAAATAAAGCACTAAGACTCGCATTACAAACTAGAGAGCAACATATAAGGAGAGATAAGGCAACATCTAACATTTGTACAGCACAAGCTTTACTTGCAAATATGGCAGGATTTTATGCTGCATATCATGGTGCAGAGGGTCTCAAGAAAATTGCAAATCGTATATTGACTTATCGTGAAGTCTTAAGAAAAGGATTATTTTGGTTAGGTATAGAAGTAGATGATACGGAAGGTTTTGACACAGTGCGATTCAAAAGTTTTCTTGCTGTTGAAGGTTATAATGTTCGTTATGAAGATGACCATACAATCATAACTTTAGATGAACTTACAACTCTTGATGAGATAAAAGATATACTCAATTCACAACAAGATTTTATTAACAAAGATGATAATATCGATCATATCGTTGAGTCAGTTGGTCGATACAAATGGAAAAATATTCCAGAGAGAACAAAACCTTGGTTGAGACAAGATGTATTCAATAAGTATCACAGTGAAACTAATATGATGAGATACATTCATGAATTAGTATCTAAAGATTTTTCACTTGTAAATGGTATGATGCCACTTGGTAGTTGCACTATGAAACTTAACGCAGCATCAGAGTTGATGCCAGTAAGTTGGAATGAGTTTGCGAATATGCATCCATTTGCACCAGATAACCAGACTTTGGGATATCAAAGAATTATGTTTGACCTTCAAGAGTGGTTATGTGATATAACTGGATTTGCTGAAGTATCATTACAACCAAATGCAGGTTCACAGGGAGAATACGCAGGGTTACTTGCAATACAAGAATATCATATAAGCAATGGTGATACAAAGAGAAATGTGTGTTTGATACCTACAAGTGCACACGGAACAAATCCTGCATCAGCAGTGATGGCAGGTATGAAAATAGTTCCAGTAAAATGTGATGAAGATGGTAATATTGATTTAAAGGATTTAGAAAAGCAAGCACTTATGAACTGTCTTGAGTTGTCTTGTATTATGATTACATATCCATCAACTCACGGTGTGTTTGAACCAACTATTAGAGATATTTGTAGAATTGTTCATGAGAATGGTGGGCAAGTTTATCTTGATGGTGCAAATCTAAATGCTCAAGTTGGTCTTGCAAAACCTTGTGAGTATGGTGCAGATGTATGTCATATGAATCTACATAAGACATTTTGTATTCCACATGGAGGTGGAGGTCCTGGCGTGGGACCGATTGGTGTTGCAGAACATCTTGTTCCTTTTATGCATCATCGTGTATCAGCAGCAGTTCAAGGAAGTGCATCTATCTTACCTATTAGTTGGATGTATATTCGTATGATGGGTGCTGATGGATTGAGAAAGGCAAGTGAGGTATCTTTATTAACTGCTAATTGGTTGGTGCATCGTATTGAACCATACTTCAAAGTATTGTATAAAGGTGCAAATGGAAGAGTAGCACACGAATGCATATTTGATGTCAGACATTTTGATGATATTACTGCTGAAGATGTAGCAAAAAGATTGATGGACTATGGTTTTCATGCACCAACATTATCTTGGCCAGTTACAGGAACAGTTATGGTTGAACCAACTGAGAGTGAGTCTTTATATGAACTTGAAAGATTTGGTGCAGCGATGGTAAGTATTAGAAAGGAGATTGACAAGAATAAATCAATATTAAAAAATGCTCCTCATACTGCAAGGGTTGTCACATCCTCACAGTGGATGTATAATTATAGTCCAGAGGAGGCAGCATATCCTGTAGACCAAACAAATAAGTTTTGGCCAGCGGTTTCACGAATTGATAATGTTCATGGAGACCGTAATCTTGTTTGCTCTTGTGAAAACTATTTTGATAATGAAGATGGAACTTAAAGACTGGTTAAATTCAATTAACCAAACAAAGAAAAATTTAATAGATGAAGACCCTAGTATTGAAAAGGAGTATCCTCCTTACATAATTAATCGTTGTTTCTCAGGTCATTTAGATGCAGTTCTCTTTGCAAATGAAATGAATATGTATAATTTTTTACCAAAGAAGATGCAATACGATTTTTATATAAATACACTGAGAACTAAGAAGAGATTTTCTCCTTGGCTCCGTAAGGATATGGTCAAAGACCTTGATTATGTAAAACGTTATTATGGTTTTAGTAACGAAAAAGCAAAACAAGCTTTGAAAATTCTGACAAAAAAACAACTCAACTTTATAAAATCTAAATTTGATACTGGAGGAGCGAAATGAGTGTT